TCTTTCGTCGTGTCTAGCCCTGCTGCGGCTTTCACACGGCGCTCTCTGTCCCACTTTCTCATTTTTCTTTCGTAGGACCTTTGCTTTTGCTCCATCTGGTAGACTCTGTCATTCTCGTATGGTTTTACGAGTTGGTTGTAATCCTCGCTTATTCCTGGAAAGTATGCGGTAAATGAATGCCTACAGTTCCACCCGCCAAGTCCTGCGCCTGTTCCGTATCCTGTGGCCTCATAAAAGTTCTCGTAATTTCCTTCCGGATAGTTTACCCAGAACACTTTCCCTTGCCAGGCTGCGTGGCTTGGTCTGGCTCCTATGTGAGCACTTGTCTGTACTAGATTTATATCTAGCTCATCAATGACCGATTTCTCGCATGCCAGTGCGTTCTGGTTTACTGCGGTTCGTACTGCCAATCGAACGGCCGCCTCGATTGATCGTTGAGCACCGCTTGGGTAGGATACTTTTGTTAGGCCTTCTCTGCATAGCTTGTCTATTGTGTTTGCGGTTGCTTGATCCAAAGAATAGGCTCCGCTTGATACCTGAAGATAAGCCATGTCGTAGTATCTCATAAAAGTGTCGCTAGCCAGTTGAGCTGTAGTTCTTGTAAGGTTCTGGATGTCTCCCCACAGTGCTGATGTTCCTTTTTTGATTTGATCCGAAAATTCTAAGCCGCTTGTGTCGTATCCTCCAGCCTCTAGTCTATCGAATGTGTCACGGATACTTTTATAAGCGCTTTGTTGCATGATCCGGTCGACTTCTTCTTCGGAAGTGTGAAGTATTTCAGCCAGCCTTTTGTTAATCCAGTCTTGCTGGAGTCCTAGCTGCTTTAGTTTGTTGTTTAAATACTCCGTTGTGCTTGTCATTGCGTCCTGGTTTAATTTGATTCGTTCTGCTATGTCTACCAGTATTTCTGTGGCCAATTCCTGATATAGCTTTTCTAGGTCGTCACCTACGTTCTGCAAGTAGTTCGGTTCTAGCATTAAGCCTCACCCTCTGGCTCCTCTACTTGTGTTTTGTCCTGTTGGAAGAACATACTTTGAATTCTGTCTGCTGGGTTTTCTGTTTCTCCGGTCATCTCGCGTGCGGTCTGTTCGTCTTCCCCGTAGTATCGAACGCGATATTCCCATTTCTGTAGGATGCCAGCCGAGATTTCCTGAAGCATTCGAAGTCGTTCCGCTTCCTCGTCCGAGAACATGGTGTCGTCAAATTGAATTGTGATTCGAACGTCTGGATCAAGCCCGGATATGTGACACTTTTCTTTTCCTAAAATGATGATAGAGCGTGTTAGTTCTGTCAATGCATCTTGAATTGCGATACGTTGCTTCCAGACGCTTTCTGTTAGCTCTTTATTGCTTGCACGAACCTGAGTTGCCGTGGTCATGTTCTGGATACTGAACTGGTACCTATTTTGCCCAAGTCCGCATTTACTTGATAAAAGATTTAGATTGAATTGAACGTTCTCTTTGTTCTCATCAACTCGAAGGCTTGGATTGTATTCCTCGAAAAGTCGAGGCTTGTCTGGACTTACTTGTGTTCCCGTACTTACGTATAGAGATTTTTCCAAAGTTGCACCGACATCTGGCTCTTGCCTTACTGGTACTCGTTCACCTTTATCGTTTAGCGCGTAGGCTGTTGGCTTCATGCTAAACAATGCCTGGTCCATGAAAACCTTTTTCTTTCCTAGCAAGGTATCCATGAATAGGTTGTCGTATGCCAAGTCGCAACTTTCCAGCATGTCGATTGCGTTTGCGTAGATCGACATCCCTAGAGGCACGTCTGCTATGTTGTTTTCGATATTCGGCTTTAGGATCACGAAAGGTTTGCAAGGTAGCTTGTAACTGATTGCTTCGCCGTGTGGTGCTGATACTCTTTCATAGCCTACAGCGTCTCCTGACACGCTGTTGATCTTGAAGTAGTGGTTGTAGATTTGGTAGCCTTCTTGCTCTTGCTTGAAGATCTGGATGTACATGAAACGTTCCCCGTTTTGTGTGTACTCGCTAGCCAGTGCAATTTCTGAGATGTCTTCCTCGTCATAGGTCAAGGGCACGATTTTCTGCGCGTCCTTGACAGCCTTGATTTGTACACTTTGGGCACTTAGCTGTCCTTTGTTTACTGTTGGCTTCACAAGCTGCAGATAGAAGCATACGGTCCCTTGTGCGAATTCTCTCTCGACTGCTTTGTTTCCTAGTTTCCAGAACTTGCTGTTTCCTAAAACTCCGCCGTTCTGGTCCTCTTTGTCTCCGGTCAGAAATTCTTGCGTGACATCCGTTCCGTGGTCATCACACTCTACAAGAATTCGAGTCTTATCGTTTAGAAGTAAATCGGCCCAGTCTTCGCAGACCTTCTTGGCCATTCTCATTTGCTTGCGCTTCACATCTCTGCTGTTTCCACTTTCGTTCTTAATCTGGTATTTATGAAATTCTTGAACGTAGCCTTTCCACCAATCGTTCCAGAATTGAATTTTATTGTAGTAGTCTTGGACTTCCTGGCTCACAGGATATCCTAAGTCCTTTAGTATCGTGAATAAAATTTTCATTTAAGTACTCCTTCCTGTGATCAGGTCCATGTATGTCGACCAACTGTAAAAATGGGCGTCGAATGTATCAACGTCGGTTGTAAAATCATCCAGAATCTTGTCCTCTTTTGACTTTGTATCGTATAAGGCTGTGCTCAAACTTTCGACCACCATAGGTACTGCCTGGAACTTCATCTTGTGTCGGTTCAGCATCATGTTGTATGTCAGAATCCTTGTCTTTCCATCTATCTTTCGGCAGTCCATCACATTGGTTGGAAAGCCTGCCCTTTGTACGGCTACTCGTATACTGTTCAAAATGACTTGTTCTGCATTATCTACAAAAACGCTTGATACCACGAAGCCTTGAATCCATAAAGCTCTGATCAGGTCGACTGTCTCTGTGCAAAGTCTTTCGGCATCTATAGTTCCTTTAGCGTGTACGACTTTACGTTCTGCAAAAGTTACAATCTCAGAAAGGTCAGCTGTGATTCCCGTTACTATTAGGCTACTGTGTGAACGAGTTCCACCTATGTCCAGGCCTATGTTGATCATGTTAAAAAGTGGGAGTTCTCCTTTGACTTCCCACTCGTCTGGATTGTCTGCAAACTGTGGAAAGAGTAGCCCTTCCGCGTTGCACCACTCTCCTAGTATGTATCTGTTGTATAGGACCGTCCCTCGATATTCGAGTTTCAAGTTTTCCACGAACTCCTGCGGCAGAAAAGGGTTGTCTTCAATCGTGTATTTCTGTCGGAAGATGTCGGCTCCTGATTCTAGAAACTTTAAAAACCAATGGTTCTTGTTGTCCGGGTTGCAGGTTCCATCAAAACAGCTATAAGGCTTGTCTAGACGGGACTTTAGCATGTCAAATACTTTCTTATTCCAGGTTACGACTTCATCCCCGTAGCAATACGCTACTGAGGCACCTTGAATCTTTGTAACCTGGCTTTCTTTGTCTGCGCCTATCGCGTAGCAGTTACGACCGAATAGTCGCACCGTGTTGTCTGGTCTTACTCGTCCAACTAGTTCTGGACCATATAGTTCTCGCATTGGCTCTAGAACGTTTCTTTCAAGTGTCGACTTTGTGTTTCCTATGAGGAACACGTGGCCTGGAAGCCCCTCTATAGCTCGAATCCGTTTCGGGATGATGTAATAATCCAGCCATGTCTTTCCGCTACGTGTAGCCCCTTCTTTTATGTTCCAGCGGCTCGGTTTATGATTCCAGAACTCTTTCTGTTTCTCAGTTAGTTCCACTATCGTCTCCGGCTACTGTGTCCATAGCTTTCAATAAAAGATCCAGTTTCGTAATCTCTTTAGAAGGGTCCCCTTGTCTCTTGATCTGTTCGGCTTGTGCGTTCATCAGCTTCGTTCTGGCTCTGTCTAAGCTTGTGACAGGTTGCTGTCCTGTAAGGTCCCGAATAAATTCTGCAGCCCTTACGTCTCCGCGTGCGGCTTTATTGAACATGGCTACAGCTAAAAGCATTTGATTGCTTAGTTCCTCATCTTCCAGTCCCATATCGATAAGCTTCTCTTTGTTTTTTTCGCTTGGCTCTAACGCTAGGATTGCAGCCAGGCATTGCTTCAGCTTTTTTTTCTTTTTCTGAACTTTCTGGCTTGTGGCTCCACCTTTGCGTCCCATTTCTGCTGCACTCTCTTTTGTGAATGGCTTCAGGTTTTGCATAGGATCTTTGCGCTGTCTTGCTGCTTCGGACTTTGTGCGTCCGGCTAATCCCTTAGCCGGCATCCTCGATTAGCACCGCCTGTTCTCCGGTGTAATCTTCCCAGCGCTTGATAATTACATCGGCATAGTGTGGATCATACTCCATCATGAAGCACCTCCGTCCTAGCTGTTCGCAAGCCATAAGCGTGGAGCCTGAACCTCCGAATAGATCCAGCACGTTTTCTCCAGTCCGACTGCTGTTCTTGATCTGCCTTGCAATCAGTGGGATTGGTTTCATGGTTGGATGCAGATCGGATTTTGTGGGCTTCTTCTCGTCCAGAATTGTTGTGTCCTTGCACCCCCCCAGGATTGATTTTAGAAGGCCTTTAAGCTCATCCTTCTTCATGCTGTCAATGTCCAGGTTCTCTGTGTCTTCGAGTACGGTTACAAGGTTTCTAGTGTTGACGAAGTAATGGGCTGCGCCATCTTTCCATCCGTAAAGGCACGGCTCATGTTTCCACTGGTAGTCCTGACGACCTAGTGCGAATGTGTTCTTGTTCCAGATCAGTGTTTGTCGGATGTTTAGGCCTGCGCGTTCTGCTGCTTCCAAGAAGTTCTTACTTTGTGTTGAAGCGTACCAAATGTAGAAGGATCCACCGGCTTTGAGCTGTTCTGTCATGTTCTCGAAGGCTACTTTTAAAAACTCGATAAAGCCCTCGTCGTCTTCCCATGAGTCGTTATCAATGACCAGTCCGTCTGTTCTTCGGTGTAGCTGCTTAGCCTCTGAAGGCCTCATATGCTGTCCTAGTGCTACGTTATACGGTGGATCAGTTACGACCATATCCATGGTAGCGTCGCTGCAAAGCTTTTCTACATCCTGGCGTTTGGTACTGTCTCCGACCATCAGCCTATGCCTTCCTAGCATCCAGCATTGTCCTCTTTTGGTTGTTGGTTCTTCTGGAATCTCTGGCTCGAAGTTGTCGTCCTCTGCGATTTGTTCGCTGAAGGTTTCTGTCTCAAATCCGAAAGGTTCCATATCGAAGCCCATATTGTCTAGCCCTTCCAGTTCAAACTGTAAAGCGTCAAGGTCCCATTGAGCGGCCTCTGCGACTTTGTTGTCTGCCAATCGGTAGGCTTTCACTTGTGCTGGTGTTAGATCGTCGGCCTGGATGCATGGGACAGTTTCTAGGCCTAGCTTTTGTGCTGCCTTCCACCTGGTGTGTCCTGCAATGATGATCAGGTCTTTATCCACAACAATCGGTTGCTTGAATCCGAACTCGTCTATAGATGCCGCGACTAATTCGACGGCATCTTCGTTGAGTCGTGGGTTGTTCTCGTAAGGCTTCAGGTCGCATGTTCTTATGTCTCTAATGTTCATGTGTGTTCACCTCTGTTGTATTAAAAAAGAAGCGTTAGCAGCTCAGTGTTCTCTCCAATGAGAGGTTTATCCTGTTTAGCTGCTAAGGCTTCTTTGTTGTCTATGATTACCCGGAGCGCTGAAAAGAAAAATAAGATTAATGTCCTTGATTTGTCGTAGTTGCTGTTGACGTTGATTAGAAAGCACTCGTTTTTTTTTAGAAAGGAGGACGCTCCGGGTAAAAGAAAAGAGGGCCCTTTTCTACCGGTCCTCTTTTACAAGTACTAATATACCACTTTAAAGTGGTACACAGTGGGAACTCTTTAGCTTTTTGTGAGCTTTTTTACTTCCGCCATCAGATGTTTATATAGTCCTCGTCTTGTGTATCCGTATTTCTCCGCAACGTCAACGGCCTTGATTCTATGAATATACAGATCCCATAGAATGTTCTGATCTTGCAAATCGAGAAGTTCTGTCCATCTTAGGTCCATCAGTCTTTTCTGGAAGTGATGCAGTTCTTGTTCTTTGGCTGATATCTCTTCAAATAAACCGAGTGGACTGTGGTACTGGTGCTGATATGTCGGCATAGGCCACTTGCTTCTTTTCTGTTCTGCAGTCAGTTCGATTCCTCCAGACTTTGCAAGGCCCGTTGTCTGGTGGTTTAGTACTTCCAATTCCTGATTCAATTCAATCAAACGGTGGCAGCAGTAGCGCACCGTTTTTAGTTCTGGTATTAATTCGTCGTAAGTCACTTTTTACCTCCTTAAAGCTTCGATTAGGGCTTTTTGTGTTATGTTCTTGTGTTCTAGTGCATTCAGCATGTCCTCGTCTACTGTGCCTCTAGCTACGATCTGATAAATTGTCACGTTTTGCTTTTGTCCTTGTCTATAGATTCTGGCATTTGCCTGCTGATACAGTTCAAGGTTCCAGTTTGGAAGTGTGTACCAGATTGCGATATGTCCACCACGCTGAAGGTTAAGCCCATGTCCTGCGCTTGCTGGATGCAAAAGCAGCACGTCTATCTTTCCGTCGTTCCAGTCCTTCACGTCGTCCTCGTTCTCAAGGCTGCGGACTTCTAGTTTCTGTTTCTTTAGATGTTCCTTGATTCGTTTTAGTTCGTGTTTGAAGTAATAGAACACCATTACAGGGTTCTGGTTCGCTGATTCGATCAAGTCATCTAGCGCCTCAAGCTTAGCTGCATGAAGGGTTGCTACTTCTTCGAGCTTATTTCCTAGCTGATCGCGTTTATAGATTTCTCCTGATGTCATTTGTAGCAATTGACCACATAGCACTCCAGCGTTGGCTGCTAGCAGTGATTCGTTGTTATCAAGTTCCAGAACTTTCTCACGCTTGAAAGCACGGTAGTTGTTCATTGCTTTCTGAGGTAGCTCGATTGGTTTTTTTAAGTACTGAACCGGTGGAAGTTTGGCGCAGTCTGCCTGATCCAGACTCATGCATACATCACTTATTTTCTTGTAAATCTTTTCCTCTGCGTCTGGTCTAGGCTTCCAATCGTATACGATCAGCCCGTTTCTTCTTCCTGGAATTAGATATCTTTCTCGAAACTGAGTTAGCGTTCGACCTAATCTTTCTCCCTGGTCAATCAAGTATATCTGGCTCCAAAGGTCCGGTATTCCTTTCGGGGCTGGTGTTCCTGTTAGTCCTATAAATCTGTCAGCTATCGGCATAACTTTTCTTAGGGCTCTGAACCTCTGGCTTTTTGGATTCTTGAAAGTTGATAATTCATCAATCACTACCATGTCAAAATCGAAGTATTTATTGTCTACTAGCCAGGTAACGTTCTCTTTGCCTATGAGATAGATGTCTGCCTTTTGTTGCAGGGCCTTCTCACGTTGCTTTGGAGTGCCTGCTATGATTGAATAGCTCAAATCCTTAGTGTGACTCCACTTTTCTATTTCTTCGGGCCACGTGCTTTTTATTACGCGCACAGGGCCTATGATTAGAACCTTTTCTGTGTCGATTAGTTTTAGAAGGCTGATGATCGTTAGCGTGGTTACGGTCTTGCCAGCTCCCATAGGGAGAAGAAGGCCACACTTCTTATGATCCAGTCCGAAGTTAACGGCCTTCTTTTGATAGTCATGTGGTTTAAATTCTGTCAAAGTGTCGCTCCTCCGGTACGATTCCAGACCGCATCAGATTTGTTAATTCGTCCACCTGGGCTTTTGTGCTGATGCAGTATACTTTCATACCTGTTGCCCGTATTTGGGCTACTGTGGCTTTTTGTAGGGCTCTAGGCTTACCGCCTGGCCTTTTTACTTCTACAAAGAAAGCCTTTGAATTATATGTGATCAATCTATCGGGCACGCCTGCGTTTCCTGGGCTTACAAACTTCCAGGCTTTACCGCCTAGCGCTGATACCTTTTTGATCAGATAATTTTCTACTTGATTTTCTATCATTTCTGGAAGAACTTCTTTTGAAGTTCGCGGTACCGCTCGGCGCAGTCTGGACACAAATCTTTCTTGTCGTTTGTTGTGATCCATCCCTCTGGAAGTCCTTCCCAGGTTTCGATTGTCTTTCCGTTTTCAATCTTGCTCTTTTCGATTCCGACTGATGTTTCTTTTCCGCATCGGTCGCACTTGATATACATTCTAGTTTCTTTCATGTTCTATTCCTCCTCTAGCCTTTTGGCTTGTCTTTCCTGTTTTGCTCGAATAGTGTCTTGAATATCACTACGATCAATCTTATAAAAATTGATTAGCTGATCCATACAAATCAATACATCCGCCATTTCTTCGATTAGGTTATGTCTTAGTCCTTTGAACTCTAATGGCTTGGTTCTTTCTTTCGGATTGCGTACCAGCTTAGAGATTGCCTTTTGCAGTTCTGATAGTTCTTCCATAGCAACTAGGCTCGGCCTTTCGATTCCGTACCGGTCTATTGTTTC